TTGTTTAGCGATAGTGGTTTGAAAGCCTCCTTTCATCGCAGTATCCCCATGAAGTCTTGCTCCTGGATGGCCTGGAGATGTAAACGATTCTGGAATATGTTGGAATTGCCCACCTTGAGTAGTAAATCCTAAGCCTCGTTTTTTACCCATTTCATCTTTGATTGCTGATATAGCATCAAACCAAAGGTCTTTCATTGCCATATTAGTTTTAGGTATATTTGTTCGTTCCCCAGTAGCTTTAGTATATGTTTCAGCATACTTACCTCTATGAAAGGTTACCTGTATACTTCCACCTCTACCTTTTGAAACAAATATGCCACCACTTTTACCAGTAGACCCAAAATACTTTCTAAATGCTCTTCTAACATTTGCTTCTGAGTATACTTGATGCCAGACTCTTGTTTTTACTATATTAGCAATACTAGTTTTACTAGCTGGAGGAAGTCCTGCTTCTTCTCTTGCTTGTAGTACTCGGTCAACTATCATATTTACTAGATTCTTTTGTTTTATTAAGAATCTATGTTCATAAGTAGCATCAGAACGGCCTCTTGCATCTTTAATGTTAGATTCTTCCATCATTCGTGCAAAGAACGATTCTACTGCATCTATCATATAATAACTCTATACAAGTCAAGTACTCTTTTTATATGGTCTGGAAAATCAGAGTTATCTCTAATTCCAGAAGTTCCTTGATTCTGTAACTGTGCACCGCCCAAAGTTCTTCTTTCTTTATGTTCGTCTTTCATGTAGTAATTTACTAAATCAAATAAAGCTAGTTGTAAGTCTTTTGGTGTAGAAGCATATCCAGCGGTGTATGTAATTTTTACCGCACCCATACCTCTAGCAAAAGGTGTGGGATTTCCTTCTTTTGTCGTTCTTATAACTGCATCTGATTCAGTTTCTACATAGTATTCATAATTACCTGTAGTTAAAGTTTTATAGTCTTCCGAGTAAGATGTTCGCTCTTGTACTGCACTAACCGCAACTAACGGACTTTCACTCATAATTAAGGTGGTTGTCGAGTTATCATTAATGCTGAAAGTTTCAGTCTTACTTGTACTATAAAAATCTATAAAAGATATGCCGCAATACTTTTTAGCTAAGTCGGACACTTGTGGAACAATTACTGCAAGACGATCGTCGTCCTTCTCTCCTCTGAGTCCCTCTGCGTCTTTATATTCTGCTACTGTTATTAAATCTGCCATATCTTAAAAGTGGTGGGTTTAAGGAAACCCACCAAAACCATCGTAGTATTAGCTAGAAGCTTTATACATTGAACCCCATTTTGAAGTTGCGCCATCAATAAGATCGATGAAACCAAGTCTTTGTGAAGCCACAAGGACTCTTCTTTGGTTAGCTACTTCGTAGTCTGACTCAATTGTAACACCTCTTAATCTTGGCATTACATAGTTTCTTGGGTATACTGCAATAGCGTTAAACTTAGCAGCAGCTTTAGAAGCGAACTCGTCACATAATAGTACTCTTGATCCGAATACTTGTCCGATTTCACCACTTAGCTTGGTAGCCATGTCGCCAACTAGGTTAGCGTCTTGGAACTCAGCATCTTCTAGTAGATTATAGTACACATCTTGTGATACGACATAAACTACGTCTGCTGGGTTAACACCATATTTACCCATGTTCTTTCTCATTGCAAGTAAGTCAGCAGCTGTAACAGCATCAGTAGCAGCATAAGTACCACTTGGTTGTGTATAGTCACTGTCGTTTCTTGCTAGGTGTAGTAAACCTTCGAAAGATGCACCTGAGGTACCAAAAGCACCGTCAGCATCGTCACCAGCTAAGATAGCATTTTCAATTGCTCTAGCGTGTGATCTTACCATTTGCTCTCTAATTAAAGGTAGAATTGGTAAAATTGCATCTTCTTCTGTCTCATTACCTAAGTATGATTGTGAGATTAGTTTTTTGGTTGAAAGAGTTCTTTCTGTTAAATCAACCCCACCATATGGTGAACCATATGTATCACCTCTTTCGGCTAAGTTACCGTGTGGTGATGAACCAGCAGCAGTCTGAGCTGAAGCGAACTCAGCGTAACCGCTATCTGGTAAGATAGGGATAATCATGTTAGCAGAAGTCATTGGGATTTCTCTAAATAGAGGTGCTAATACCAATTCGTTCTGAATATCTCTTTCGATGTTTGTTGAAACGATTTGCTCAAAGTCTGCTGATGAAACGCCAACACCACTATGTGCGTTAACTTTTTCCATTACAGATTTAGCCATGTCATTGTCCCATCCTTTACCAGTAGCTAAACCAGCAAATTTTGCATCAATGATATCGTTTTCGAAGTCTTTCTTCCAGTCTCCTTGACCTTGCCTATCAGCAAAATGTCTTTTAGATTCACGAATACTCATGATTTCTTCTGACTTTTCAGCTAATTGCTTTTCTAATTGGTCAACGACTGTTTTTAAGTCTTCATTCTTTTCATTGACTCTTGTCTCAAGGTCGTTCATTAGCTTTTCAGCACCTGATAATCCGGCCTCGATAATAGTCTTTTGTTCATCCTGTTTAGCTTCTTGAGCAGCCTTTTCCTCTACCTCAGCAGCTTGTTTTTCTTCAAGCTCGGCAGTTTCTTTGGCTTTTTGCTCAGCTTGTTTCATAGCAATAGAAGCAGCTGTTTTCTCTGCAACTTCTTTTGCAAATGACTCAAGGTCAAAAGCGACTTCAGGAGATTTCTTTTCTTCTGACATATCAGTCTCCATTGTTTGAGGAGCTTTTTTCTCCTCGCTTGGCTGCTCAATCTTAACAGCGTCTGCTGATTCAATCGAGTTAGCCTGTAAAATTTCTTTCTGGTACTTTCTGTATGCATCCATACTATCAAATGACTTTGCCATTCCAAAGGTTGCCCCTTGGTTGCAAGGTACTGATACTACAGAAACTTCAAATAGTTCCGCGTCCTTTATTTTATATCCATCGGTTTCAGTCATATATTCAGAATCCTTGCATCTGAAACCAACAGAAAATGCTCCAAGGACTCCATCTTTAATAAGTTGTGTTACATCACCAGCAGCTTTTGATATCTTTGCAGATATGTCTAAGCCGTTTTCTGTGACTTCTAAACCTGTGGCTCTTCCAATAGGTTTATTGTAGTCATGATTGAAAAGAATAATTGGATTATGTTTGAAGTTTTCTAAACCTCCCTTAGTCCACGCTTCTGTTTCAATTATATCGCCAGCTCTATCTAGTCCATTTGTACTTGCAGAACCCTTAATATTAACTCCGCCATCATCAGTTTCGCCTAATGATTTAAAAGTACTAGTCCAGTGATATATCTTCTCATTATTTTTTGACATCAACTTTCTCCTTTACAACCTTTTTCTTAGGAGCAACTTTCTTAGGTGCTTCTTTTACTACAGGTGCTGGGACAGGATGTCTTTTAGCAACTACTGATAGTACTCTATTCCAAGAACCAAATTGTCTTCTAATAAGGTAATCTTTTACAGGTACATCATTGCCAAAACTCTTGTATGTAGCTAAATCCATAGTTTCAACGCCTTTGCTGGCTATGAAATCGGACAAAGCCTTTATCATCATATCTTTTGTCATGTTTAATTTTCCTCGCTTGGTGGGCTCTCTTGCGGTCTGCCACCTTCTTCGGGATTTGCGGCTGAACCTGCGATATTTGCAGGAACTCTTGGTGTATCAAATCCTTCCACTCTTTCAAGTCTTAACGCCTCCCTTGCTTCATTCGGTGTCATAATACCTGTATTTACAAGAGTAGCATAATAACTTGCTTGGTCTCTTAACTCTGGTTGAAGTGCAGGTATTCCTGATACATTCTCGTCAAGTTTGAAACCGAAGTATCTCTCGAAAGCATACCTAATCTTATTTGTGATTGGAAGTATGGTTTCTAAATAATAAAGTCGATGATTAGGTCTAATATTTGCATTATTACCGCTATCCATCAAAATCGGTGGTATGCCTAACGCTTCCAGAATTATCTTTTCATTGTTTGCTATCGCTTCTTGAAAGTCCAAATCTTTGAAGTTTATTTCCGTTAAGTTTTCCACTTCTAGACCACCATCTAAGAATAATGGTCGTCTACCACCTGAAGTTGGGTTGTATCTAGCAACCCATGCTTGTAACATTCTTTCTTTAATTTTCTCAGAAAGAGTGTTTGGTGATTTTAGTACCAACCCTGGTACTGCTCCGTTTTTAAAGAAGTTGTCCTGAAACTTTCTCATGCTTGATAGTAACTGCATAGTTCTAAAAGCTGGTTTTAGTCTTGGAACTCCTCTATAAATAGAATTAAAACTGTTCTCTTTGATATGGATTATCTCATTAGGAGAATAATCTATTGAATGATCGTATGTGTACTTTTCTACATAAGTTCTGTCGTCACTATGTATAGTAACATGCTCTGCTGGAAGATGATACAGATGTGCACCATCGAAATATACAAAGATGTTCCCATCAATCAATAAGTCAATTATCAGATTTCTTTTAAATGTACTTACATCTTGATAAGGGTTTGGCTCTTTGTTTAACAGTAGGTCTACTCTACTTCTTCTAATCTCTTTCTTTATAGGAGATATTCCAGTAATCTTCTCGCCAACATCAAAAGGTACTTCAGCAGAATCATCCACAATCATGTTGACTGCTCTATTTACTACTTCTAATGTTTCATAGGCGTTTCTGTAACTAATAGTATTTTCACGAGAATCAATAGTAATACCTTGATCACGCGAAATAACATACTGAGCAGGATTTTCTTTTTCCTCTCTCTGTATGCCTAATATTCTATCGTACCATGCCATATTTCTTCCTTTGTATCTCCACCCAATTTTGTTGCTTCTTTGCTGTTATCAATTTTGGTCTTTTTCCGTATATCCCATGCAATCTAAGGTGGTGCATATGACATAAAGTAACAGCGTGGTCATAAACCTGTTCTTGGTTTTCCTCGATGAACTTTTCTCTTAAACTTAGTATTTCTTCTTCCGTTTTAATAGTGATGTTTCTTTCTCTCATCCACCATTCTAGTAACTCGGTTAGTCCGTAAAAGTGATGAAAGTCCAGATTCTCTGTACTCCCGCAAATGTAACATTCCGCCTCTTTTTTATATTTCGACTTGGCTTTGTCACGAACATACTTAACTAAATCTCTTTTTAAAGTCATAAACCTACTTGTATATAAGAATTGTAGCAAAATTTTAAACTCATGTCAAGAACTATTTTTGATAGGTATAATTAGAATGTAGTGGCGCTTGTTTCAAACGAATACAACGCGTAACGAATCGCATCGGCCATGTGGGATGCATAGTTATGTTTAGGCTTTTCTTTTAATAAATTCGGATTAGGATCCCACTGGTATTGGTCTAAACAGAGCAATGATTCCTTACATGATTGATGTACAATGAGTTTATCATTCTCAACTATTCCACCTACATGCCCTATTCCATCTAATACTGATTTTTTGGCATTAATAGTAGTGATATCATAATTTTGTGCAAAATCAAAACGAGTTTGCTGTGCTGCAGAATCAATGAAAATATAATCAATATTCCATTTATCGATAAGTTTACGAATTTCCATAGCATGCTGCTCTGTTGTTTTTTCTGAGTTTAAATATTCATCAACTAAGTAAAACTTCTGACTATCCCAGTCATACGCAATAACACAGAAAGCTGTTGGGTCTTTGTAACCTACGTCCATTCCTGCGAATACATCCATTCTTCCTACTTCTAGTTCAGCTAAATCTGCTATACATTCTTCATGATTAAATGCCCAAACTTGCCCTTCAAACACATTGAAGTCTGCCATATACTCTTGATTGAACTCAGCCTCTGACATTGTTTTCTTTGCTTCTGCTATG